CTTCTTCAGTATAAGCATTATCAGGTACCACAACGTCATCTGAGATAACTACGTCAGCATGCCAACCTGTAGTGTTGGTTGTCAGCCCAGCAGTAGCAATAGTGAAGTCACGGATGCCTTCGTCTTTCCTTGTTGGATGGTCAACTGAGATAGCAGTGCTAGACCACTTCTCACGTTTACCTTCATCTGGTTGTATCATATCAGGCCAGTATCTTGTATACTGAGGAGCCTCGAATATATTCTTAATTGCATATAGCTGGCTCTCAGCAAGCCCTGCTGTAGCAGAGATATATAAGATAGTTGTGTCAGGGTACTTAGTGACCCACCATGCACACCATACGGCAATACAATGGCTCTTCATATGTCCTCTTGGAAGTAGAAGCAATTGGTCAACAGCGTTGTCCTCAAGCCACTTAAATACTTCACGATGCAACTCCCCATAAAGTCTCTGAGGGTTCACTAAGCAAGCGAAGGTGTATAGGTCTGCCTCTGCTGCTTCGCGTATGTCTTCAAGAGAATATCCTCTATCGGCTATCATAAATTACTGTCCTGTCAAATTAATATTCAAGTTACCTCTGAGGCGATTTAAGTCTTCCTCAAAAGCTTCTTTAATTATCTTCTCACCTTTTTCCACTTTAGCAGTGTCAACTTTAGCTTTAGGTCTGCCTACTTTTTTAGCTTCACCATCTTCAAGCCATCCGTTAGAAGCAAGCCATCTTGCGGCGGTAGCCTGTCCCCGTCCACCCATTAGAGCTTCATTGATCATAGACTTAACCCCTTGAGCCTTAAGCTTTAATTGGAGTTCTTCTCTCCACTCATCAATGTGAGTAGCAAGTTGAGCGTTCTTATCCATACGTTTCCAGTGCTGCCATCCACCAAGATATGAGGTAGCGAACAAGTATTCAGTAGGGTCTTCCATCTCAAGGAAGAGTTTCTTTAGTGAGATATACGTTTTGCCTTTATACTCTTTATCCTCGTCTTGTAGAGTGAACATGGCAAGGTCTGTGTTGTATCCAATCTCAATGAAGAGAGACTGAGTGATCCACGCGCCTTTATCTGTTTTAAAATTAGTCATTTGCTTTTCCTTTACGCTGATCTTGGGAAGGCACTGGTGGCAGGGGTATATGCTCCTGCGTATCGTGCTACGCCTTTAGTCACTCTAACTTCATCAACATGTCCGTTAAATTCATTACTGTCTACAGACCCCACTGAGAGGGATGCGGTTCCGTCAAAAAGGGCTACCGCAGTTGTAGCAGTTCCCAGCACAGCACCGTCTACATATAAACGATACGTTGTACCATCCCAATCTGCGGCTATCGTGTACCATGTGTCTAAGGTTGGTGTCCACGCTTCTGTGATTTTAATAATCGAAGTACCCCCATTAGAAGACAAGAATAACTCTAGCTTGTTAGCTGCACCGTTAAGCATAATAGCGTATGACTTATTGCTTGTAGCCCATTTACCTATAAGACCTTGGTATCCTGCTGGGTCTGCTGTCCACCTAAAGCTGCCTTCTATGGTAAAGTCACCAGAGGCTAACTCTACACTAGCTGCATCAACAGTGGATACAAAGTCGCCAGCACCGTCAACGATCAGAGAAGACGTATCAAACTTAAATTGTGCAGTATCAATCTGTGCCTGTCCCGAGGCGGCCCAAGTGAGCACGAGAGGACTTTCATCTGTAATAGTGGTAGAGGTGTCTGCGCCTTCAAAACCTAGGAGTGCGATAACACTTGCAAAGTTATCATCGACCGCAGTTCCAGGGCTACCATTTACATAATAGTCCTTCTCCATATCATTGATGGTACCAGTATAGCCTTCACCACGTAGGAAGTCGAAGTACTCTTGATCGGTGCCTTTAGGATTGTCTATATAGAAGGCAGCTTCCATATCATTATATGTTCCTGTGTACCCTGCGGCAGCCCAGACTGCTTTCTTATCTTCATTAATACTTGTCATTTATTATTCCTTAATTAATTGCAAACTTAAAGCCAATGCCGTAGTGAGAGGCACTCGCTGTTCGCGTAAACGTGTCTGAAATGGCTGGTGCTGCCTTTGCAAGAGTTACCAACTCAGTAAAGTTCAATGGAGTGTACCATGTGGGATCGTACGGAAAACCCATATAGTTGAAATCATTAGTACCGCCAGCTTCGGCTGTGAGAGGTGTGGCAAAAGTGTCACCTTGATCTGTCGTTCTCAATCCAATACAATATGTATGTCCTGCTGTCAGAGAAATGTTCAATCCTGTTAAAAAATGCATGGTGTACGCTGTTGAGGCTGGCCCTAAAAACGCTGCACTTTCATACGTGACCTCATCAAGTACATTGGATGCATCCATACGATAAATACATAGACTGTAGTTGTGCCCAGAGTTCCACTCAGCAAAGGCAGCGAGACCTTTAATAGTAGTATCCTCTATCATGTAGAACGCGTTACCTTTGAAAGCGAATAAGCCTGTGTTCTTAGTGTTATCAATCTCAGCAGGCCAAGCCCATGTTCCTGAGCCACTAGTAGTGCTCGCCGAGTATTTGACACCAATCATTCTAACTGTGCCAAAGATATTAGCACTGTTATCTGTATAGATGCGGATACCTTCTGGAACTGCTGTCGCTGTAAAGTAACCACCATGAACAGTGTTTACTCCACCTGCTGTTCCGTGATTGCATACGTACTGCCCATTACCGCTAAAGAAGTAAGAGTCGTCACTGTTTCTGACAGGTTCGATATCAATACGCGAATGATACCCGCCTCCAGGATCAATGTCCCAGTTACTAGTACCGTTTGCTGTTCCCATCTGAAAATAGCCAGTACCATCATTCGCATAGACGGCAACAGAAGTTGTGGTTGTCAGTCGCGCATGCCCTGCGTTTCTATAAGTGGTGCCACCTAAATCAGCCCCAGCATCTCTAAAGACACCCCGAAGCTCAGTTGCAGCAGTGTCACTCTCTAAGTCTACTAAGAAATAAACTTCGTCATAGTCCGAAATATCTACCCCACTGTCAACGATGATTTCAGTTGTGGCCGCCGCTTGTAATATAGTGGTCGAAGCTATAACAGTCGGGCCGCCTCCTCCCGACCCTGCTGGGGGTGCGCCGATGGGGATAGGGGTTTTAAGACGGCCTCTCAGAATAAATTCGCCAGATGTTATGTTCCCTGACACATAAGCGAGCCTTATGGCGTCAATTTCATTTGTATTAAGCTCGAAAAGTCCTGCTGTTCCAGAATATCGAGGGGATGAGGACGAGGCAACTTGAGAAGAATTTCCGAGTACATTGAACCTATCTCCCGATTTGAAACCAGATATATCGGCTTTTATGATAGTACCTTCCCCCGCAGTATTTACATTGTTGTTACCGAGACGTATCTCGGAAGCGACAATACCGAAGGCGGAGAGAGTGGTGTCATTCTGAGCGTTATATAGTGTAGTCCTGTAGTCGGTAGCTCCACTTTTAAAGGTCGATCCCCCGTCTTCCGAGACTTGTAATCCAAGAGCTTGTCCTGTGGTGGCGGGAACAAGATCGGTAATAAATAACTCAATTTCGTAGTAGAGAGAGGGGTCGAATGTGAAGTCAATCTGACTTACGGCTGAAGCGGTTTGCTGGTCTATAATAACCATGTCTGTTTCATATGTGGAGTTTGCAGGAGGGTCTACGAACTCAATAGCTGTCTCCCCTGCGTTCACTCTAGGTATCTTCAAGGCTTGACCACTAAAGGATGCTGGGGTATCTGTCAAACCGAGGTATGTGGAAACTCCACCGCTTGCTGTAGCCCACGATACTGTACCCGCACCGTCAGTAGCTAAAACTTGATCAGCAGTCCCGTCTGTAGCAGGCCATGTGTAGGCTCCAAGAAACGACCACTGTGCGTTGGTAATAGTGACACTGCCAATGTTCTGTAACTCCCCTAACTCTGCGGCGGTCAAAGGGTTGCTTGCGTAAACACTTAGGTCTGTATTAAACTCTGCTAGAGTGTTGTTGATCCAGAGAGTACCATTGTACCGCAGCATCTCACCATCTGCGGGAGTAGTAATAGTTACGTCACTGAGATCGTCTATTGCAGAGGCTCCACCACTGGCATCAGCCCACTGTGTATTATAGTCCGTTCCGTCAATCTTCTCTAAGACTTGACCAGCAGTACCTCCTACAGGCACGCCTTCGCCATCAGCACCATCAGCACCAGTAGGCCCAGTCGCACCATCAGCACCATCAGCACCAGGGGTACCTCCACTGCTTTGTTTCTTATGCTGCAGTTTACGGATACGTCTCTCATGGTTATTTAATGTTTTCTTAGTTGACATGGTGATCCATTACATAGAGTTGATTACGCGGGTTTTAGGCTCACGGTACTTCATTACCACATACCCATTCATCTTACCTACTTCAACAGAATAGTTTCTAGGAGAAGCGAGAACAGCATATCCATTCATCTTAGGTACCTCTAATACATTACCTCCTCTAGGGAAAGCTGCAGTAGGGGCAGTAAAGTTTGTTGTGTATCTTGCAGAGCCAACAGTCCATCTTGCTTCATCTATCCAGCCATCAAGAACTTGTTGAATAGTTCCTCCACTGTCAAGGGCACCAAGTCTAAGAGGTGCATTTGAGTTAAAAAGGATACTGGTGCCTATATTATGTGTGGTACCTATCTGAGTGCCATCAACAAACATTCGAAGGTCAGCCCCGCTACGACATACAGCAACATGATACCATGTGTCTGCTGCAGGTGTCCATGCCACTGAGTATGTAGTTACAGCACTGCCCGTAACTGAGTATCTAAAGTCCATTGTATTTGCGCTCTCATGCCGCCAATCAAATGAACGCTTATTAGCAGTACTATTATAGTGTGAGGCAATGGACATTGATGTTCCTGAAGGAGCACCATTAAAACGTATCCAACTCTCTATGGTGAAGTCTTGAGCCGCAATGATAACAGCAGTGTCATCAGGCCAATCAATATCAGTGCCATTAACACCGTCAAATAAAGCAGAAGAAGTACCAAACTTAAATTGAGCAGTGTCAAACTGTGCTGTACCCCCAGCCGTGAGTACATTCTTTCTCTTACTATCATCACTGAAGTTCTGAGCACTATCTGTCCCATTGAACCCAGTCAAGAAGATTACATTATCCCATTCTGTATCATAAGCCATTATGTAATAGATTTCACTCCGATCTCTGCGGCGTCAAGACCTGCTTGTGTCCAAGCTACTCCTGTATCAGGATCAGTCTCTTCGATGTTTTGAAAGATCAACGCCCCAGGGGTTAGGCCTGAGATGTTGCTTGAGAAGTAATCTGTACCATTAGACCTTGTAACAAACTGACAATTCTGTGGCCCTTCAGCACCAATGGAGATAGGAGCACTCTGAACTAAAGCTTTATAGATATAGTTGGAAGGAGATTGTACTGCTGGCTTAGTAAAGGCTTCCACTTCATCTGCAGTTGCAGAGGTAAGAGTATTACTATCTAGCACACCTAGATCATCTATGTCTGTATAGTCGCCTGTCCAATCAATATGTGTTGCACTGTTAGCGGTAGGTCTTAGAGTGTCAAGCTTGTATCCCAATGTAGAAGTAGTATCCACAATAACCTGTGTGATGTTTGGTTGACGAGCGTATGTACTCTTACCCCCTGTGAAGGTTATCTTAGCAACATCAGTTGCAGCGACAGTAGTATCTCCTACATAGCTTGAGACAAGAACACCAGCTTCGTACAGTTCGAATGTACCTACTGTTCCATCAATTACAATATGAATATCAATATCATTTAGAACACCATCAGAAAGAATAGCGTCATCTATCGACTGATAAGCTGCTCCATCATATCTATCGAAATCCTGTTGTTGGACATCATCAGTATCTCCAATACGCAAGAGAGGCTCACCATTACTTCCCCATGCTCTAAACATACTAGGAATGTTATTATCATTAATCGTATTCCAGTACAGAGAGAAATGTATCCACACATCTGTCTGAGCAGTGAAGGTTGCTTCTAGCTCATCTCCTGTAAACAAGGAGAGAACTCCATCAGTATAAGTATCGTCATAGAACGTGCCCCCACTTGTAGTCTCCCATGTAGGTGCTCCTCTCACTGTGAAAGCATCCGCCTCTGATCCAGCAAATAAAACAGTCATTAGGCAGTCCTTTCCCAAATATAAACCGCGATTGACGGTTGTTCAATATTCCATGCAGTTCCATTTCCTGCAGAGCCAGATGTCATAGTTCCACTAGCTGCGCCACTACCACGTTCAGGTAAGCTTGCTGTGTTAGAGCCATCTTCCAACATTCCAGTGTCATGAGTATGCGCTGCCATCTCGTCAACAGTATTCGTATGGTTATACTTACCGCCAGTAGCCGCAGCAGCAAATGCTTTAGCATCTGTACCATCATTACCCGTACCAACTCCAACTAGAACTCGTCCCTCCGCGAAGGCAGACCAAGTACCGTAGCCAAACGTAACAGCAGGGTTCGTACTAAGAGTAGAGGTATAAATAGAGCCAACAGCCCACTGCTCACCAGAAACACTAGGCTCAGTATAAGGAGTAACAACATAAAAACGATCATTAGCCAAATCATATCTAGCCTGCACATGAATATTAGCATCAAGCTCTCCTCCTGAGAAAGCTGTGCCTGTGGTGTCTACTAAGGCTTTGGCACCAAGGCCGTCCACATCTATAGTTACTGCAGCAGTGTTTTCTACATTCTTTCTAAACGCAACACTGACACCTTCTTCAAGGGCGTCTGGTGCAACTGTTAATCCTGTGGCTGTTGCTACTACCGCATTTGCCGTTCCACTATCAGCATAGTAATCTGCAGCGTAATTCTGCAATACCGATCCTGTGATTTGATTTGTCCTGATTGTAAAGGAGATATCTGCTATGGAAGCGTCAGCCGTCCCAGGGGCTATGATCTCAAACCTATCTCCACTTGCGAGAGTGACAGGAGATACTAAAGAGTAAGAGCCAATGTTGCCAGCAGCTTCAATCGTAGCTGATCCTACTGAGACACCATTCTTCTGCAGATCGAATACTACTTGAGCAGTAGCAGCCGTCTTCGCATATAGAACGGAGTCAGTTAATCCAGCAGGGAGTGTGAATGTCTGTGGGGCTAAGAACTGTACTACAAGCTGAGATGCTTCAGGAGTACCAGAGAAGAAGAGGGGTATGATTGGTTTATAGCCATTCTCTACTGAGGATACGAGAACCCACTCGCCAGAACCATTCCTAATGTATAAAGCATTAGTAGTACTGTCGTAGTAGAACGCGCCCTCAAGAATGGCATTACCTTCATTGTCCAGTGTTGGTGCAGTTGTGAAAGTGCCTAGGTAAGCAGTCTCAAACTCCGCCAGAGATGCCTCTGCTGCTGATGCAGATACACCTGCGTCAATAGCTGACTGTGTATCAGATGTACCAATGTTTAGCTGTCCCAGTGTTACTGGTTCATTAGATGCTACGGCGTTGGGAAGGTTTATAATCCTATTCGAGTTCATGTCCAAAGTGTTCTCCATCGCGTTATCTTCACCAGAGGTGTTGTTGCGATACAATACTTTGTCTTGAAGTTCGGCTAGGAGAGTTGTGAAGTTATCATTGAGGGTCGCAATACCTGCGTAACCACCCAAGATAGAAGATAAGGAGAACTTAGCCATATACATCTCTCTTTGTGTAAGTGTTCATCTTGCGATGAAGTGTTTCATGAAATAACCAGTAACAGTCCTGCAGAGACTTAATGATTTACTGATACCTCTATTATAACATATTACTGAGCAAATGTCAACCCCTAAAATTAATTATTTATTATATTACGATTTTACTTGACATTTTAGAGAATGTATGGTATAATAGAGGAGTAATGCCGAGTGATGG